TGCAGCATGAAGCGTTTTATGCTTGCGAACAAACAGCATCGCTTCGGTGCATGGATGCATTTGTGCAAGCTCGTCCATCGACATCGTTACAAGTGGGTTCGTTTTCATGTCGGCCATTCAATCAGAGTGGCAATATTCATAGAGATTTCCTGAAGGGGTTCCGCACCAGCCTCCGCAATTGGTTCGCCTGCCATTTGCGCTCACTGTTTCTCGCGGCGGCGTTGGCGGCGTAGGCGGCGGCGTTGGCGGCGGCGTCGGCGGCGTCGACGTTGGCGGCGGCGTAGGCGGCGTTGGCGGCGGCGTAGGCGGCGTTGACGGCGGCGGCGTTGACGGCGTAGGCGGCGTAGGCGTTGGCGTCGGCGGCGTTTCGGCTAGCCTCCGAGGGGTCGTTCAACCACTTCAGCGCCGCCTCAATCGCCCTTCGCGGTCTCTTGTCATCCGGGCACTTCGACTCGAAGATTGGAAGCACTCGCTCCGCACACTGACAGGCGAACCTGACGGCAATCGGTTTCTCCAAAAGACTTTTCCGCCGCAAGAACCATATCATCCAGTCGGCGCGTTCGCACTTCTGCCATGCAGCATGAAGCGTTTTATGCTTGCGAACAAACAGCATCGCTTCGGTGCATGGATGCATTTGTGCAAGCTCGTCCATCGACATCGTTACAAGTGGGTTCGTTTTCATGTCGGCCATTCAATCAGAGATGTAGTAATCTTGCAAGAACTTTCTTCAACCGTGAATAATCCCGCTGACCTTCCAGGCCAATGACCAACTCAGGCGAAACGATTTCTGGTCCTACGGCCACAGTCGCAGTAGATTCATTGCAAATACTCCAATACCGGACGCTCTTGTGGTTCGCCATCCACCCACGCCACCAGACGCGGCTGTTTCCTGTTCATGGGATAAGTGCCGATCACGACAATTTCACCGCCGGCGTTCAACCACAATCGGTGACGGGGTTCCGTGCTGATCTTGTTGACCCGCTCACTCACATGGGTTGAACTCGTTGCCTGCACTAGGATAAATCGGTGAGGCTTGAAGGCCAGGAAATCCCCGAAATTGAGGAAATCCCTTTTCCATGTTCTGCCGTTGTGAAAATTGTCGTACTCGACTCTCTCAACGGTGTACCCGCACAACCCCAATAGTTCGCGGGCTTTTTGGCTCGGAGTCATGCTTTCTGGTAGTGGCCTGTTTTGGTTTTTTCACTTGAACGCCAAGACCTCCTGTGCCAAGCGTTTTGCGGCAATCTCCAGCCATCGCTCGTCCACATCGCAACCGACGAATCGTCGGCCCATCAGCTTTGCGGCCTCTGCCGTACTGCCGCCGCCCATCAGCGGGTCAACCACAAGCTCGTGCGGTTGTGTGTGCCAGCCGATAAACTTCATGGGTAATTCAATCGGCTTGGGCGTTGGATGATCATCGGCAGTGGGTTTCAGGCCTGAGATTCGCACTACGTTGCCAACGCTTGAACCGCCAAACCAGCGGCAGGCCGCGCCGGGCTTCTCCCCCACAAGGATCGTCTCGTAGTTGCGGCGATAATGCCACCCCATGCCCAATCCGCCCTTGTCCCACACGATCATCTGCTTGAAACCGAGCAATTCATCGAGCCAAAGCGACCATCGGGCAAATTGCGGATCGGGTCCGCCGCCGCCGCCGCAGCAGCAGCAGCAGCAGCAGCCGGGCTTCAAGACTCGCCGTGATTCTGAGAACACGAACTTGACCAGCCTGCTCGCTTCCTCTTCGCCGTCGTTGGCGATTGGCCTCGCATCTTCAGGCTTGTTCTTGCGGATGCCAAGAGCGGCTTCCCAGTTGTGTATCAAATCCCCGTTGTTGTTGTTGTTGTGACCGTAAGGCGGATCGGTAAACACAAGGTCTACCGATTCATTCGCCAAGGATGGCAGAATATCACGGCAATCAGCGTGCCAGATTTCCGCGTAATCATCTTTGTAGTACGGTTTCATTCAAAGTAGGCCACTACCTGCTTTCTTCTTCTTCGGTTTCACCAGTTTGTAGCCATCGACGATGTGGCCCCGCTCGCACATTATGTCGATGACCTCGTTATTCCCCACCTGTATCGGCACGCTCTTGTACGTGGGCGATTCAGTCCCGCATTTCCGGCAGAACCTGGTCTCGCCAGTTGGATGCACCGTGATGCCGTTCATGCGGAGGTCAGCCATAAATCCCCCTCGTCAATCCAGCGGGCCATTTGTAGGGTTCCACCTGTGATTCCCCAACACGGGCGTTGGCATATCGCCGGGCATGATGATTCTGGTACTGCTGTATCTCCTCGCAATGTCGGCAAATCCATGAGCCGCCGCAGATTTTTCGTACACCGGGTTTGCCGCACTCGCACTGTTGTCCCTTCCGGTTCCGGCGTATCACCAACCCCAACGATTCAGCCTTCTCGAACATGGCGCGGAACGATCCAATCGGGTGCCCCATGCGCTTGCTGATCTCCGACCATGACAGACCTGAGTTGTAGTGCTTCACAAACAGGTTGAAGTCGATGGGGTCGCGGGTCATGTGCATGTGTTGGCTATTTCCAGTAATATGTCAGCGTGGCACGGTCTATCCAGCGGGCACCAACATGCCAGATTTTTGCCGCGCAGTTCGGCCCGCGCTGCCTCGACTGGATGGATACCAATGCGTTTGGTCCATCGACAGTGATCCTCGTACAACCAGCGTGTCCACATCTCGTTCATTGGCCCATCGGGAATCTCCTTCGACATCCAGCACCCGTGCGCCGTGTTCCGAAACATTCGCAGGCACAAGTCTAGCCCATACCGCCGAATGTCATAATAGGGATTTCCCCACTTGCTCGGCCTGGATACGATTACCGTGTTCGATGGCAGTCTCCATCCGGTTGTTCTTTTCAGTTGAACGCGATAGGGCGTCATATCCTCTGCCCTGTGAGTGCTTGGACTCTCCTGACCAACCCCATGAACTCAGCCATCGCTTCAAGTTGGCTGCTGGTCAGCCATTGTTCCCGGACATACGTTCTCTGCTCGATTCGGCAAAGTTCTCTGTACTCATCTTCCATCTTGGGGTTGATGATTTGCAGGCTTTCGTAGTTCCGTACCCAGTTGGCGAGCACCTTGAACCGTGCCTCCCGGCTCATTGCCGCGACACGCGCACAGCACTTTTCATCTTCTGGGGTGAGTTTGTAGGAGATCATTGTACCCCCGTTTGCAACCGTTTAAGCCGGTTCTGTTCTTCCAGCAGCTTGCCGTATCTCTCGCCGGCGGGGCAATCCTTTAGCTCCTTGCGTATGGCGTCAAGGCGCTGGTTGATGTCCCATGGAGAAAGAGGCTTTTCTGCGGGAACAATACCACGAATCGAGGAGACGGGACCGCCCCGTTCCTGCCAGTTGCGCTTCCAGTTCCGCAATGCCGCCTGCCAATCCTTCATGGGGTTCTTCCCCACACGCCATCCATTCGTGGTGTAGTAGTCCACCATCTTGGCGCACTCGGCAGCCGGTAGTCCAATCGTTGCTCCGTAAACGGTTGCTTCCTCAGAGGTGGGATGATCTCCGTTTCGCCCCTTAACAATCCCCCCCGAAGTAGTACCAATACCATTACCATCACCATCACCAGTTTGGTTGTCGTGTCCGACAACCGTTTGGTTTCCTTTTGGTCTATGTCTTATGTGCTTGTATCCGCGAGCCTTAAGCGCAAGGTGGCTTGCCTTGGTGAGTTGCGACCTGCGCTCTAAGAGTTGCGTGTGCTCTGCTATCAGCCAAGGGATTTCCCATCCGCCAGAGGCCACGGGCCGGAGCAGTGGTTCAAGCTCTTTCCATGCTCCCGCTGCCGTCTGTCCTTCTAGGCGCATCCATTTGGCGCGAATAGTGTGGTCTTGGGGGATAAATCCTGTTTGCTGGCTATACCAAGAACGGTCGCAGAGCCGGTGCAACGCACCCACAGCGAGGGTGCTCAAATCCAGTTGTTCGGCAGTGCGATCCTTAGGGAAGTGTCTCCAGTACGGAAAATCGGCCATAATCCCCACAAAAAGAAAAGCGGTCAACACGAGCGTCGCTGTGCCTGCGACATGGGATCGCAGCCGAGAGAAGCCCGGACAACGCCCGTGTTGACGGCGATAATTTCTGAGGTTCCCCATGTCGATGTTGCACTAAGTACGATCCTACCAAGTTCTCCTATGCTGTCAACGTAATTCTTTCTTGTGCAGCAATCCGATTATCCTTCGGAAAGTTGGGTCGTAGATTACGCTCGCTCGCCGGCGCTTGCAACGCCGGGTTATCGCCAGCCACCCATTTGTCGGAGGGCTACAAGAAATGCGCTTCCCCCTTTCGGGACTAACCCTCGAACGTAAGGCCTCGCATGGCACGTTTGCTGCACAAATTAACTGTACTGAAATAGTGGAGAGGCATCGGCAGCTGGTAGTGGCCTACTTTCATTTTCGGGGCAAGGAATCGAACGTGATGCGGTCTTTCCCAATCCAACGCACACGGAATCGACCGCCCTTGATTTCGACCTCTTCGCCATTTTGAAACACCGGGCCCTGGTCTGCGCGATTCGGAATAGCTTCATCCTTAGCAATTTCCATCGCCTCCGTAAGCGAGACGCTGCGGCCCTTGAGTTCCTCCAGCATTTTCTTCTGCGCGGGGTTTAGCTCCCGCATTTCTCCCGTTCTTAGGTCTTGCATTTCTTGTCCTTTCGTTTTGGTTCAAAGTAGGCCACTACCCGGCAGCTACCTCCCCGGTTCATCAGCAGGCTTTCATCGTTGCCACGAGCCGGAGCACTGTGCCCCGCTTGAATCAGCCCGTCCCGTGTCTCGCCGCAAGGCTTCGACCTGATCTGCCGATCACTATGAGGGGCATTCCCCTTGCCCAGCCCCTTGTCCACACTGGCATACTGCACGGGATTCTTGTTGGTGTGTAGATGTGAAATGGACTGCCGTGCCGGTGATCCCGGAGGCGCGGCAGCAGATTGAGGCCGACTGACAACCCGACCGACCTCAAACAAATTGGTGAGCGGGACAGGATTTGACACCTGCATTTGACCGGCCCGAGAGATGTGGCCGTCGTCATGCTCCGGCGACCATCCCTCAACTTCAATCTGGCGTTTACGTTCTGCGGCGATCAGTTCGTTTCCAGTCATGGTGTCCTCGGTCGCTGAATGGTTTTGCAGAACTCAGCGTGTTTAGTTACTTGGGCGACCGTAGCCGATCCCGGCGAGACATGGAATGTGTCGATCCAAAAATCATCGTCCCAATCGCTCGGATTTCTGCCAAAGCGCCTCTCGTACTCCTCCTCTGCTTGGTCACGCAGATTGGCATATCTTTCGTGCGCATTTGAGAGTCGGTCAAGTAATTGCTGAAAACCCAAATCTGTCATATCTGCTTCTCCTTGAATATGCCCTCGGAGATTGTATTCAACGCTCAGCCCTCCTTCCACTTGCCCGCAGCCCTGAGCACGGCTTCGGTGATTTCGGCGGGGGAACACAAGACCAGATTCCCTAACCAGTGTTCGTCCTCCTCGCCACGAGCGCAAACGATTTGAAGTTCTCTGACAAAAGCCTCCTTCGTGTGCAAAGGTAGCTTCCTCGCCACCGCTCTTGCGGCGTCGCCGTCGTGGGGGTAGTCGGGAACCGCGCCATGACCCACAGGCTCTCCATCTGGTCGAAGCACCCACGATTCCGGGCGTGTAAAGCCCTTGATTTGGTTATCCAAATCAGGGTCGCCGGAAAACTTCCAACCGGCAAGTTCCGCCATCGCCTGTCTTTGAGCCTGCTCGTTCACTTCCCGCTCCTTAGCCCGTACCACCATGACGCAACTCCGTATGGTAGGCATCACAGACGCTTAGTTCTGTCGGCTTCCCCTTCCCCTCCGGCTTGGGCTGGTGAAACTGGCGGTGGGAGGCGATGAGGCCCGTCGCAAACTTTATCCATTCGCATCGAGGAAGGCGCAGATTACAGATTTTTTCCGCCAACTCCCCATCGCTCTCCGTTGGCTCGGCAGAAAGCGAGGAAACTTTCTCCTCCACCCGTTTGCGCTCCGCGTCCATCGCGTAACGGAAGGCGGCCTCAGGATTCAGCGTACTCCGAAACACATCCCATGCTTCACCGACGATTTGGTATTGGGTCTTGCTCATCTGTTCTCCTCCTTGGGCGATCTAGGACTGTCACTAACCGGCTATAATCTGCATGGTTTTTGAATTGAAGGGCTGCGGCCAATTACGCCATCTTGTCCAAATCACCGAATCCCATTTGTTGCATTTCATATTGGAAATCAAAATCTCGTTGCCCCTCGGATGGCTTTCGACCATTTGAAGGGTTTCGACCTTGCTGTCGGGATGGTAGTATGTCGGGCCAATTTGCTCCGGGTCACCACGGAATAACTTATCCCCCTCGACCCGGTCCTCTCGTTTCCACAACTTGAAGGCATAGGCACTGTCAGGAAAGACCACTCTCTCCGGTTTTGTGTCAGCAGGACAATCCACTTGCCACGTCTCTGCGACAAATGGACCGGGCGCAAAAAATTCAATCCAGTACGATATTCGTTTTCTCATCTGTTCTCCTCCTCTACCGCAGTTGGCCGTTTAGCTGTCCTGTCTTGGATTTAAGCCCCGTTTTGCCATCGCAAGCCACTTTGGGCCGTCCGGGGCACAAAGACGCCGCAAATCGAATCTGGGACTGTCAGAATGGCCTCTATTGCGCTCATCTCATCCTCCGGTTCCTACGATGGCGGCGGGGGATCATTGCCAGTACATCATATCTTCAGGGCTGCGTTTGCTACAAGTGTTTTGCAGGAACTTCATACCTGCAATTTCCCATTCGTAACTCCACGAAAACCACGTATCCCCATCCGTGTGCATTAGCATCCCTCGCGTGCCCTTCGTGCTTTTGGCATCAATCTTGTGAACATCGGCCAAGTGTTTCATCATGGCCTCATGCCCGAACTCTGGATTGTCCTTGCAGTTTGGGCAAATCCACCAACTTCCAAACCGTCGCTCCTTGGGCGTTTTGCTCATTTCCTCACCCGTCCTTTCTGGCCGCCGGGGTCAGGACAGCTTCTTCTTGAGTTCGGCGATGCGTTGCTCGGCCCGCTTCTGTGTTGCCGCAAGCTCCCGTTCGATTGCTCGGCGCTTGCTGAGATCATTGACCACATAACGAACCGAATCAAATCCAAACCGGGCCACCAGCTTTTGAATGTATGGCAATACCCGTTTGGCAGCGTTGCGTTTCTGTTGAGTCTTTGTCGGCATTCGATTCATGCTGGAATCCTTTCGACTTTGGGTTTCTCGTTTTGCCAAGGAGCGTCAAACCTGCGCTTGCAGCGCGGACACGACTTTGGGGATGATTTGCGCGGAATCCAACTGTATTTGCAGTCCGGGTTTGGACACGTCCAAAGGCGCTGTGCTTTCATGGGGCTATTACTACTACGAACAGCCTGTAACTGTCAACAGAAATCACAACAATTCTTTCCCCCCCCGCGCAATGCCCTAATTCTATTGGGTAAACCGCAGAAGATTTCCCTACACAACCCCGGCACCGGCTCTAGGTGAGGAAGCCCGGAGAAGTCGAGGGGCTTGAGGCGAGACGAGCCGGTGCCGGTCAGATAACCCCAGTCTGAGGCCGCGTCGTGGCGGCGTGTCGGACGGGGAACAGAATCAGAACGTCAGCAGAACGCCAGCCTTGAAGTCGGCGACCGTCTCTTTCTCGCCAAACTTCAAATGCGCGGCCTTGTCGATGTCGGGCTGGGCCGTAGCTGCCAAGGTGATCCCCTGCAAATTCTGCAACGGGCCGAAGTGGAGCTTTTGTAACCAGCCGACATGCCATAGGGTGTTGAGTCCGCCGCCAAGACCAAGGTGATCGACTGTGGCCGTTGGGAGTTGGGAGACCGTGATTTCACCGTTTATGTTCACAACCCCATTGCTCTTGACAAGGGGAGGCGTCAACACGCTCTCGGTGACTACCGCCGTGAGCTTGCCCCTCCGCAACTGGTCAACCGTGTTCCCCAAGCCTGCTGAGGCCACGCCGTTGCTGGCGACGTACAGGTAGGTCGCGTTGAGGGCTTGACCCCATGCGCCGCTTACGGACGTAACGCCGGTCGCGCTGGTGATGACCTGCGTGATAACGGCGCTGACGGGCCGGGTTGGTACGGTGGTTGTTTGCGCCGCTACAGGCCACGCGCCCGCTGCGATCACCAACATCGTGGCGATTATGAGTCTCTTCATGTTCGTTTTATCCTTTCTCTTGGGTTTTGAGTTTCATTTCCGTACAATGTGACGGGCAACGGAAGAAATGACCAGAGCTAACGCTTGCCGCCGCCCTTCGATTCCTTGCAGCAAGTCGGCATCCAATCTTCTGACATGCCGCCAGTTTGTATCCTTCTGGAGACCTGTACAGTGATTCGACGGGGTCGCCGCATTCAGTGCACTTCATCTCGTTGTGATCGCCTTGGTTTAGCACCTATCGCCTCCCGCCGACTCTTTACAGCCGACGCTTGGCTCTCGATGCCTATGGAGCAGGTGTGAAGTCGAGGTAGTAGCTCTTGTTCAACTCAAAGAGCTTCCAGACCTCTTGATTCACCGTTCCCAACTGCAAGCTGCCCGTGGGCGTACTGGCCCAGAACTGCTTGTTCTCCTCCGTGTCGTAACAGACAGGTGTAAAGTTGAGTGTTCGCACTTCGACGGGTGGAGTGCTCTTGCCATCTTTCCATCCTGAGTGCATCGTCGTCGTGTAACTGTTCAACTGGAACTTTGCTCTAACCATTGCGACCACCTCCTTTCTTTTGCCAGCCGAGCCATCGGCCAGCGGTTTCGTGTACGGACTTCTGTTGTCCTGAAATGTCTGTGGGCAATAGGTCACAACTCCATGCGTCATGGCCGCGCTTCCTAAATGCCTCGCGTACAACTCCGCTGAACTCACAGGCCACAAGAACTTTCATCCTCTTGCCAGAAATCTCCTCACCGTTTTGTGGACGCCATCCTTGTGCTTCAGGTACTCGATTGTCAAGTAGATTAAACCGGCGAGCATCCAGTAGTACCGGGTCTTTACCCGGTTCAACACCACTTCGGTCTGCAACACGTCCAGCCGAGCGGCCACGAGCTTGTCCAGACCGTTTGTGGCGACGGTGGTAAATGCGTGGAGATCAGCCTTGGCTTCTACGGCGGCGTCATGGACGGCGGTGACGGTGGCACACCCGCCCGTTACCCAGACCAGGACGACCCAGATAACCGGAATTGTCCACCAATACTTCATCTGAGATCAAACCTGAGAACAAACCCCATTCGGCTCAATAGCCTATGAACCCAGTTGAACCGCGGCAAATAAATCGTCACAGTTGTTGACTGACAATCACTGGTGCAAACAATGTCGCTTTTTGTGTATATGCTCATCACGGCTTGTCCGTAGGAAGTGTCGCCGGTGTCGCTACGTTCGCCCCAGATGCGCTTTGGCCCTGTCCCTGTCCTTGGGCAGCCTTGAGGCCCAATAGCCCCGGTACGGCCACTACAGCGACTTTGCAAGCCGTCATCAGCCATGCCTGAGTCACCCCGACTGAGATGATTGCCCCGGCCACTACGCCGATCACAGCCAATACCACCGAGGGGTGCGTTACCAAGTCCAGCCATTCTGACCATCGCGTTGAGTTCATGCTCTCATTCCTCCTAAAATGCTCCCTGTTTGCCGCCGCCCTGTCCCGCCGTGAGGCACGGAGACGAGTTCGACAAACTGTAGTTGTTGAGATACGCGTTCTGCATACTGCCGTGCGAAATGTCGATGAACTGCGGATTGCAGTTTGTTCCGTGTGCCTCAAACCCGTACTGCTTCATCAAAGCGAGCGTGTCCGAGTGTGCGCCGTTCGTGTCTGTCACATCGAACCAGTCTGTCAAGTTCGTAACAGACCAGTCATTGTAATCTATCGTCCAGCTTGAGAACGTGTTGGTGTTACCGATTGTGCCGAAAATGAACAAATGCGTAGAGCCGGAGTCGCTGCCGTTGGTGTCGAACTCGTAGCCGATATTGTTGAGCACCTGAATCGTGTGATTTGTGGGCCAGTAGGCCGTGATGCCGTTGTATGGGTCTCCCGCTCCGCATTGTAGTATCCCGTTATTGTGGTCAGCGATGAACGTGTTGTTGGAGATCACAACCTGCACGGGATTTAACAGGTTGCAACTCAGCGTTGACCCGTTCTGCACGCCGTCATTGACGGTAATGAAGTTGCCGCCACCAGATGCGCCGGTTTGGATGTTGAGCAGGTTTGCGTAGATATTCGCGCTCGCGCCACCACTCAGGAATATCTGGCCCGTCGCCGCCGATGAATTGGTGGTGTGCGAATCCGAGAACGTATTGGCGTAAATGTTAATGTTCGAGCCGAACACGCACGGACTGGCCACGTTGAGAAATATCGGGTCTTGATGATAGCCGGTGTTGGTTACGCCGTAGTATGTCCCATACGCCTGATAGTAGGCCCAGCCCATATCGTGAAGGCTGTTACTGGAAATGGCGATCCCGTCCGCTGCCGTAGCATTGGCAAAAGCGAGTACCGTTCCCCAAAGAATGTAATCGTGGAAGTTGTTTCCCGACACCACGACGTTTGTGGCTGCCGCAAGGCCCAAGTCCACCCCATGACATACCTTTGTGAACTCGTTGCTCACGATCTGGAAATTTGAGAGAGACGGGGCATTTCCTGCTACCGTGTGAATCCCGATGCCCGCTAGACTGCATTGGCCTATCGGATACTGATTCTGCCACAGGCCGATACCGGTAAACAGATTGCCCGATACGACAAGGTTCGACACGTTCCCGCCAGTGTAGATGCCCCATGCGAAGCTCGCCGGAAGTCCTGTGTTGACGCAACTTCCCCCACCGGGCTGCGGGCCGGTAACAGGATAGTTGTATGCGCCTGCCGGATAGCTGGTGATGTCGATTGCCCCGCCACCAAGCGGGCCGATCTGGAATCCACGAATTGTAATGTTTTGGAGCGCGGAATAGTTCTCAAAAGCTGCAAGTGAGTTGCTACCTCCGTTGGAGCCGTTGTCCGTAATGACCGCCTTGCTTCCGTTGCCCCACATTGAGCCATCGTAGATTGTTGGTTGCGTAACGCTGATGCCATTGACCAACTGAATCCCGATGTTGGGCGTCGCCTGCTCAAGCGCAATGCCGTTCGTGCTGAGGACGTACTGCTCGCCACCGTACACATAACAGATCGACCCGGCGTTGAGCGTGTGGCCCGACCTGTTGTCGCCGGGGATATACTGCCACGGCTGATTCGTGGTGCCGGGGTTGGACTCGGAACCAACGCTCTGCCGCACGAACACGGCATTGTTGGTGCTGACGGAACCGCCTCCGCTGTTTCCGGTGCCGACTATGGTGAACAGCCCGTACACAACCGAGGTCTGACCGAAACACCGACTGGCAACGAAGACGCAAATGGCGAGATAAATCAGCAGCGTTGTTAGGAATCGTTTCATGGGATCACCTCCACTCGGAAAAACTCTCTTACTGCTGCGTTTGTCCACGAACAGGGATAACCGACTCCGTTGGTGTCCACGCAGACCTCTGTGTAAACGTCGGTAACAACTTTTCCGGCCAAGCTGTCCCGAAAAGCGAATTGCGGGATGGTGATGCTCTCGCGGTCAAAGTTTGTCTGGTCAACCCAACAACAGTATGCGTTGGTCGAGGTTTCGAGAATCACCTCGCTGCAAATCGGTACAAGGTTGGTCGGCCATTCTTCGTGGTTGGCCCAAAGCGAGACGTTGGTTGCTTGACCGGGGAAATACAGGATGTGCAGCGGCGGCAACTGCCCCTTGGCGCACTGCCACGCCAGACAGATGATGCAGGCAGCCAACAGTATGGCGTAGGCTTTGGTCATTGGTCAGGCGACTTGTCCTTGCGCTCATTTCGCTTTTGTACGGCGGAACTTTCCCGCTGCAGATTATTCAATTGCTCACTGATTACATCCATCTTGGCCGGGAGAATGATTATCGCATCGTGCATCGGAGCAACCATTTCTTCGAGCTTGGTCACGCGACGATCAAACCCCGTGCGGTCTGCCACGGCAAAAAAGCCGCATACGGCGCAGAGCACAACCGTAGTCCATTTCCATGTTACAGAAACCTGTCGAGATTCTTTGCCGTTGTCGTCAGCCATCATTCCTTTCCACGCATCATTGTAGCCACGCCAGAATCACCACAACGCCACCCACGGCGGCGCCACCGCGTCCGACACGGGCGCTGCGCTTCCAAAAGAGATTGTCACCGGAAAATACGGCGTCGCGGTAAACACCGCATACGTAGCCGCGCTGTTGGGGTAGTTGGTGATCGCTCCCGCCTTGGTTGCCGGGCTGACGCCAATCGACGGCGTACCCGTGTTGTTTATCAGCGCCACGAAATACAGGCCTGCCGTCAGATTTGTTGACGCCAGAAACGTCAGGCTGCCCAACCCGTTGGCAGGCGCAGTCGACCAGCAGGCAGAATTCGTCACCGAGGTTATCAGGTTCAGATTACCCGACCCGTCATAGCGGTACAACGCGACGCCGTTGCTGCCGGGGCCGGTCGCACCGGCTACCGCGGTCTGTAACCAGGTCACACCGTTCACAGCAGAGTTCGTTGGCAGATAAATCGCCCGCGCATACAACGTCCCAACCCCAAGCGCCAGCCCGCCGTTTGCCGCCTCAAACAGCGGCCCGGTCTCTGCCAGCCACGGCCAGCCCAGCGCGTTGGCAATCGCAAGCTCGCTGTTGACGTAGGTGTTCGTCGGTGCCGACGTTAAGAATGGCAAGCCGCCGGGGCCGGTTGCGCCCTGCGCCATGTTGACCGGGCCGGGGACGAAACCGCTGAGTGTGCCGGAGCCGCTGACGGCTATGTTTCCCCCGATGGACGAGCCGATAGTCACTGAGGATTGATAGCCGCTATTGGTGTACCATGTGACGCCGCCGTTGGTGCTGATGGCGTTGACAAAGGCCAGTGCGTTGGGTTGTAAGGCACTCTTGTTGAGGATGCCCCATTCGTTCGTGTTGTTGTAGAACACGACGAGCCACGGATGAGCCCCAAGCGAAATAAGCGGCCCCTGCCAGACGCCGGCGAAGTATTGCGGGAAAGTATTAGCATAATTGGTGTACGTCACATTGAGTGTGCCGATGCCGAAGCCAGCCCCAACGTAGTTCGAGGACAGCGTGACCGGCGATTGGCCGTTCCAGCTTGCACCCGCTGATTGGGTGACGTTGCTAAACGCGCTCGGCCCGTTGGGGGCGTTGACGCCGTAACCGGCAGTTGGCACACTGAGACCGCCGTTAAACGTGGCGAGATTGTTGACTAACAAGTTGCCGCTGATGGAACCATTCCCGCCAATTGAGGCATTGCCCGTGAGCGTCGAATTGCCGCTCACGCTCAGGCCGTTGGCCGTCATGTTGCCCCGCAGATTCAGGTCTGGGCCGCCAAACGGGAGTCTCGCGCCGTTGACCAGATACGGCCACGATTGCAGGACGCAGTTCATCATGTTGGATGCGCCTGCGTAACTGGGGTGAACCGTATCCTGATTCATCCCGGTGTACCACGCGCCGCTGTCGAACGTCGTGTCTACGGAGTTGCCAACGTCGATGAACCCGGACAACGGAGCCGGACAGGTGCGAATCCACTGGTTCACTTGTACGAGAAGATTCGTGGTTCCGGCTGGCACGGGCGAAAGCGTCATCTGGTAGACCTTGGCCCCGGTGTTCGTGAGGATGCTCCACAGGGCGATGTAAGCGTTGGTGATGGCTCCCAGATTGTTGTTCCCCTGCTGGTATACGTCGTTGACGCCCGCTTCCGAGATGAACACCGTCACATTCGAGCCGAGCGTGTTGAAGAACGGGACGGAAACGCCGGTTCCCTGCTGCGTGATGTTGGTGATGTCCGAGCCAGATACCGCCGTCTGGATGAAAGGAATGCCCATGTTGGCCAGCGCCTCGGTGATGTAGCTCCGGCCATACGAGTTGTTGGTGAAACTGTTGCCCTCAGCCGCCGCAACGGAATCGCCAACGATGGCTACCGCCACGGGATTGATCGTTGGCTTGATTGGCCACCCGATGATGGCGACGGGGCTTAATCCGACAAACAAGCCTCCGCCATTGACCGCATTTGGAGTCTCGACACAACACTGGGTTTCGTTGGATATGGCGCTTGCGTTGCCGACCAGCATCCAGCCGCCACCGCCCGGATGATTGCCCATTGGGTTGTTAGGTGTGTAGCCCACGGGAAATCCCACGCCGTTGGGTGTCGTGATGAACCCGCGAACGCGGTAGTACGCACCGGCGGGGATGCCGACATGAATCGGGTCGCTGTTGCTGACCGCCAGCGAATTTGCCGCGAGCACAACCTGAGTCGCCCCGCCCCATGTCACCAGCGTAAAATTGTTGCTCGGATACTCCAGTGACCAAATCTCGGTCAACGCGCCGTTGGCATTTGCCAGTAACCCCGTGATTGTAATGGCTGCGTTGGCGACCTGAAATTGCAGGTTCGTAACGCCATAACCCGCCGGTGCCCATTCGTCATCAGCCACGCTCATGTTGGTATAGCCTGCGGTGGTATAGCCGAATCCGCCAGCACCGGCGTTGGGAATCGTGCTATCGTTCCAATCTGTGCGCTGGGCAACCTGCAATGGACGGTTTATCGCAACCAGATTATTCGTCGCCCCGGCCACGGCGGAGGCCAGCACGGGCGCGGTGGACGGTACATCCACGAAAACGGCATTGGTGCCGCCCAGCATTCCCAGAGTAAGAGTCACGTTCCCATTGGTGTTAGCGAAGGCGTTTGTAAGGGTCAGGTAGGTATAGAAGTTTGAGCCGCCCCCGCCGCCACCGTATGTCCCGCTGGCCCAGACCTGACAGCCCAGTAGACACAATGCCAAAACTGCGATTATCTTTTTCATTGCCACGGTGCTGTAGCTCCTCTTGTTAGATAGTCCGTACCGTTTCCACCGCCGTCAACGTACCCCCACAATGGCCCGCCATAGAATCCGTTATTGTGGTCTGATCGGTAACTCTGCCCGCTACTCAAGGGGAAATCATTAACCGTATAGGTGTAGGCGTTGGTCGTGTAACGGTTGGCCGACCCGGCTGGGTTGGTCGTGATGACGCTGGTGGCATTGCTCTCGATAATGTGACTGTTGCCGGAGCCGATGTATCCCACGCCCCTGACGACAACGGCCCCACTACCTCCAGCATCCAGCAGTATCAGGGTGCCGCTGACGGCGATATTCGTGCCGGTCGGGTACTGATAGCTCGGAGTCTGCCCCATACAGAGGAAGGCCACTCCGTAGATCTCCACAATGATTCCGCTGATTACCAGCGTTTGCTTTAGTCTCGTTGTCATGCTGCGGTTCTCCTTAGAGCGAATTGATTTTTGCATCGTACTTCGCCCAGTCAACTCCTAGTTCTGCGGCAACCATACGCTCAATCGTTGTTGCCGTAAAGTGTTCGTCTCGGTAGGGAGCCAGTGGGCTGTCGCCCGGCTCCTCGGTTTCGCTGTGCGCCCCCGCCTTCCTGTCCGCCTCAAATCTTTCATCGAACTCAGTTACGTCCCTGTCATCCACCCCCCGACGTAGGCACAGCCAAGCCTCAACAAGCTCATGCAACGCAACACAGAACTCATAGTCAGCATTGTCCATTCGGGACACTGCAATGTCGATAGCGCCGGGTTTGATTTGCCAGTCACCCACCGTTTCATAACGATGTTTGTTGTGGGGGATGGCATGAAGCGTGATTGTCGGCATCCGGGTCATTCGATGTATCCCCACTCTTTTAACTTTCCAAGCTCCTTCTCTGCAAACTTCTGGCCAATGTCTGTCCGAAACACAGGGGCACGGACATCAATCCGTTTCATCGTCTCCACGCACTGTGCGTTGGCCTTCTCAATATCGGCATCCACGAAAGAAACCGTGCTCACCCAAGCCCAGTCATCGGCAATCCGGTAACAGTGTTTTTTGTCATCAAACTTCACATACTCCGGCAGCGCGTGTTCGTCCCACTCGAAATCTATCGGCTGGTTCTTGAACGTGTGCGGGTCGTCGTCGTCAACCTTCTCATGGGGGAAATCGCCAGCACCAATCACCGTTCCAACGCACCAGCCGGTCTTGTACCTAACGCCTCCCTGCCTGCGATCAATCAGGTCTGCATAGAACTCCCCAGCCGGCATGTCCAGCAGTTGTTCCTGTAACGCATGGGCCGGATACCCGAACCGTTTCGTCCACTCGTACAACCATGCTTCGTCTGGGCCGACAATCCCGCAATTTGCGTCTATATCCAGAATCACGTCAGAACAGTTCTCTTGAAGCCACGGAGTCAGCGGGTCGAGCATCATATCGAACAGTTTCGTGTTGGTGCCGAACTGCATGACCGTACCCATCTCTCCGGTCGTAACGCCGAGGTCTTCATTGAGCATCTTTTTGAACTCTCGGTTGTACTCGAAAAAGATGTTCCCGTTTTCATCGCGCAACCAGTCGTACCCCAACCAAAACGCACCGACCGCAAACTCAATTCCGGGTGCGCCCTCTTGGAGCATAATGTTCTGCATCTCGTTGGCAAGCGGGTGTTGCTTAATCCATTCGAGTTGGGCAATCACATCCTCACCGTCATCGTCCTTGCCGACATAGGAAAATTCCTTGGGAGCGTGCCCCAACTGTTTCAGGCACCACATATCCGGGTGTTTCTTGATGTACGCTATGGCTTCATCGGCGTTCTTGACTTGGTGGAAATTCGGTATCGGCACCCCCAACGATTGCGCCAGCTTGGATTGATACACCCGGTCGCGCTCGCTTCGTTCGGTCAGTTGGTTGCCGCCGCACACTTTCCAACTATCCTTGCGAAGTCCCGAAACATCCATTTCATCATCACATATCAGGTAGGCATCGCGCCCGGCCCAAGCCAACGCATCCCGCATGTTGGTGAACTTCTGGATGCCCATGCCGTCCAGATGTTCGCGGCTATTCTTGTCCCACATGCAGTAACCAACATCTTCGCCCTCCAACGCTGAGAGCCGGTAGGCCAACGAACAGGCCATCCCCTCTTTGCCAAATAACAGGAACTTGCTCAAGGCGCACCCATCATCTTCTGTATTGGCGGCAATACTCCCTCATGCCGGCCAAGCGCATAGCCCGCGCCCATTGTCAGAAAGCCCTTTTCCCATGCAGAGATTTTCAGCAGCCGTTTCCGCTTGATGTCCAGTTGGTCAAGTATCTCACGGCCCTTGTTCACGTCAGCTCGCTTGGTGCCGAGTTGTTTCATCTTGGTCGTGAGATCGTTGATGTCTTGAGTCAATCCCTGTCGCTCGACTGCAAACTGCCGCCGTAAATCAGCCTGTTGCAATGACAGCATCCGTTGCCGGTCAGCCGCCGTCATCTGGTTGTCGGTAATCCGTTGTTTGAGTCCCTTGAGTGCCGATTCCTGTGAGGCTTGGGCTTCTCGCAACGCGCCGGCTTGTGGCCCGAACGGTTTGGTAATTGCCCCCTCGCCCAACCCTGGAATCCTGCCAGACCCCTGTTCGAGCCGTAGAACCATATTGGCCCTTGTGGACGGCGCTAACGGGTCGCCGGTTGCCAAATCGCGCATTACCTTGAGCGAACCGTCTATGTCATCTTCCGAAACTGGTAGTGCGCGTTTCTGTAGGAACGCTCGCGCCCTAGCCATCCTCGCGTAGTCTGGATATAGCGCGGCAGCATCCTCGTCGTACTTGGCAATAAACTTGAGTTGCAACCCCTTGAACCTGTTCCCCCAACGGTCGTACAGGCCAGCGGGTTGTGTTCCTGCTTTGACTCCCGGACTCATTGAATCGGTTATGGACTTGCTGAGATGCTTGAAGTCTTCCGCCTTGAGCATGTCGTGTGCTTCGCCGGTGTCACTTTCTGTTGGCGGTTTGGCCTCCGGCGTTCCGAAACCAGCAGGTTCTTTTACTTCTTCCGCCTCCTCACCCAACATTGCCTTGAGCTTCTTGTAGATTGCCGAGGTTGGCGGCACATGGTCAGCATCCATCTCTTCCAGCAGGGGGCGCACAACTTCATTCTGCCATTCTGACCGGGGAATCTCCTTGCCGTTCAGCGCCCTGTTGAACACTTCATCCCATGTTGCGGACATGTTCTTGCTGATTTGCGCGACTTGATTTTTCAGATGGGGAATGTTCTTTTTGATGGCGTCATTAAGCTGTTGCTCGGCAGTCTGCACCTTGGCGTCTGTGGCAGCCCTTACGTCTGCCATCTGTTGCCTGAGTTGGTTCCTGACGTTGGCGGCCTGAATTTGGGCAGCAGTCTTTTCCTCACCCAATGTCTGTAGCTTGACGTTGGTGCCCTGAATGCCTCTCGAACGTTGCTTGATTAGCGCGTCCTTCTGTTCTTGGATGGCTTTACCCTGCTCGTCCAGCGCACGAAGTTGGGCCTTGATGTCGGCATGACCTTCGGCGTACTGCTGGCTGGCTTCTGCCGCTTTGTAGCCGGGCCGCCAGTAGTCCGTTAGGGCTTGCCGCGCTTCTGGGGAAGTCGCCAGTTCGCCGGCTTTGGACAACACCTTGCCTCCTGCTGCGCCAATCGCCGTGTTTAGAGCCGTTGGAACCGGCCCCTGATTTTCTGCCATTGATTGTCCTGCGCCAAACGCTGCCCCCGCCATTGCGGGATTGCCCGTCAACAGTCCTGCGGTTGTTAGTGCGTTACCCGCGATCTGATTGACGCCCGCCATGCCCGGCCTGTTCGTGACCGTTACAGGCCCGCCAAGGAACTGAGGCAAATATGTCGAGGCAACTGGCGACGGTGCGAGGCCCAACTTCTGCTCAATCTGTCCCACACCAGCTATGGCTGGCCTGACTAATGCCGCCCCAAGCCGGGTCACGTTAGAAACCCCCTTTCCGACCTCCTGCATCATCGTCGCCTTCGGTTTCTCGGTGCGGTCAGTCGTGTCCTGCTCAGGTTCATCGTACACAACCGAACCGCCTGCGTTGTCATACACTACTGCCATGTGGCGGGCCTGCCTCCTACCATTATTTTGTCACCGGGCTTTATCGTCCCGTTCGCTGCCGCCGCTTTAGCCGCATCCTCAGAATCGAACCGTGGCGCACCGCCCATGGCATTCTCTTTCCCCAATATGTTGGCAAACGCCTGTTCCGTAGTCGGATAAAGTATGCCAATGCGTTTAGGCGCTTCCGGTCCGAGTGTGGTCGTTACGCTTTCCTGCGCCACGCGCAACCTCTGTTGAGCCAATCTCGCAACACTCTTTACAAACTGGTCAGCCTGATCGCGCCCAAAGAATTTCGCACCCAGCACCTTGTTAAGCGAGTTCATCTCCTGATCGGTGATTGCCGAACCAGCCAGAGCCTTGTAAGTTTCCAGTTTCACTGCAAGTTCTGGTGCGCTGAATGCCGTCACATTGGGGTCGCCTGTAAGAGTCTTGGCGGTCATGTCGAACCAGTTGGCCGGCGGTGACTGGTCGGGGTTGAGCTTGGAAATGTCAGACTTCAATTCCTGCAAATGCGACGAAAGGGTATTGAGTGAAATCACATTCTGTTGAAATTTACCGTTGGGATTCAGATAGTTCTCCCAAGCCACTTGACGACCCACGGTATATCCCCAATCCGTTTCGGGGAAGATCGCCGCTTCTGCCGCACGAATCGTATTACTATACTGCGAAAAACCAGTCACCGGAATACGACCCTCAGCCATGCCTTTCAGGTAGTTGTAGGTGTCCGGGTAATTCTGTTGCAGGAACGCCTGTTTTTCTTCCGGGGTTTTCAGGTGTGACGTGGCCGCGATTGCCAAATTAAACTCGCCGCCCTCCTGCTTGCGATAGAACGCCTCTGCACCAGCCCTGTCAGCCGGCGGCGCGGCATCCCCCATTTGAAGAATGCGTTGAGCCACTACGTCCTGCTGTAGTGTCCCCTCCAGTTTCGACGGCGGCTGCATCATCTGACCGCCAATCGAAACGCCGCCTTGTCCGGGTGCGCCTTGTTGCGGAGAAGGGGTTCGGCCTGCCGGCGCGTTCGCTGTGGGGGAATATCCGGGTGGCATACTCGTTGACGGAGGCGGCGACGACGGTCCCGGTGTCCAGCCCAGCAACTTCGCCTTGTCGATGGTTGCCTTGTCCTGCTCGGATTGCCATTTGATTCCAAACTGTTGCACCGCCGCTTGTCCGGTCTGATATTCCTGTGGTGACAGATATGGTTGCGCGGCCTGCAATCGAAGCGATGCGCCTGCCGGCGTGTCTGCGGAAAACACGTTCTTCAGCAAATCCTGTTTCCGCTGTTCTTTCTCACCGGCAATCACCTGCTGCTGATACTGCTGTTCTTGGGCCTGCTTCATCATCTGCAACTGGTTGGCCTTCTGGTTCTGGGCGTTCTGCTGGATTTGGGCGATCATCTGCAACATCGCCCGTGATCGTTGGTCGGAATAGAACTCACCGACCTGTGGTCCCGCCTGTAACCCGCTGGTGAAATCCGTGCCAATAGACATGTTAATACCCACCCAACGACAACCCGCCGCCGCCAAAGTAGTTTGAGCCGACCGGGTTTGCGGCGTAATACTGGTTCGCTGCGGCTATCTGAGAATCGAACCCGCTACTGCTGTTTCCTCCGGCCATCTGCATACCGCTTGGGCTCGCCCCACCGGCAGACATCAACCCAATGGCCGAATCCGTCATCGGTGCCGTCCATGCCTGCGCCATCTGTTGTTCCTGACCGTACTTGACCCCGGCAAGTGACGAAGCCAGGCTCAGGTAATCCTGTGGCGATAATGCGCTCAGCGTGTTTCCTCCAAGTGAAGTCGCGCTTTGTGGCGAGTATGTTGACCCGAACAGGTTGGGTACTGTCGGTTGCAGATAGTTGTTAAGATAATTCTGCATCTGGGCTTCCTGGGTGTTGGCCTGTTGCAGGTTCAGTCCGGTCAACTGGTCGGCGGCGTTCTGTGCGCCTAGCGGAGAGCTTCCCAGGCCCATTGCCGCCTGGTTGCCCATGAACTGCTGGTTGTAGTATGCCGTCTGGGCCGGTGTCAGCCCTTGGAATCCACCGGGCCCGATGTTGGCTCCCAGCGTATTTCCCAATGCCGTCTGGTTCTGATAGAACTGTGGCGCGAGTTGTTGCTGGGCGCCAAGTATGGCTTGTCCAGCCGGTAACCCGTACTGCTGTTGCATCGCCACGGCGCCCGCAGCCGACCCGGCATTCTGTGCGTTGGCGATCTGCTGAAGCTGCGGTATTGAGGTCTGGAGGTTCTTCAAGAACTGGCTCTCGTACCCAAGCTGTGACGTGTCAGAAATCTTGGTTTGGAGATTGTTGATTTGGTCCTGGATTTTGCCTTGTTGCTTGGCGTTGGTTGTCTGAGCCAGCTTGTTCTGAAGGTTCTGCAACTGGATTTGTTGTTCAGGGCTGTAGCCGTAATAGGGTTGAGTGGCTTCGTTGCCTACGCCTCCCGCGGTAGGCGGGCCGGGTGTCAGCATCGAACTGAACAGGTCGCCAAACCCGGTTACGCCGCCACCGGCCGAACCCGCAATGTATTTGTAGCCCATTATGGTTCCTTCGGGATTTCACCGTCCATGGTGTCATCCTCAATGCGCTTTTTATCGTTCAAATCTTTCAGGCGAGTGCTGTACTTGTCGCGCAACTCGCGGCCACCGAGAATGTAGGCCACCGTCAACGCGGGGTCGGTGTAAACCCGGTAGGCGTGGCGATTGTCGCCGGTCTGATTGGCGTAATGCCAAGCCGCGATGCAGTTGGACAACACCGGCACCAGCAGTTGCGCGTGTGCCCGGTAAAAGGCGTTGAACGGCCATTTCAGGAGCATATCCTGAAACATGTCATCGGCCATCTGAAGGTCCACGGGGTCGCCGTCAACGATGTGGTCCCAAGTCAGCCATACGCTTGCGGCTTGGTTAAGCCACTCGAAGGCATCGGTGTGTGGCCCGCACATCTCGCGCAGGAGGTCGTTGTATTGCCGGTCAAGCTCGGTCGATGGCGTGTCGTATCGTTTCGCATACAACCGTTTCATGTTCGGGTTCATCAGCCCAAAGGCGCGTTCCTCCAAGGTGGTCACGCGCATCTGGCTGAGTATGTGGAATCGGTCGGCATCCCAGTAAAGGCCGGGACAACACAGTTCCCAAATGAGTCGAGCGGTTGGTTCCTCGAATTGTTTCTTCGCCGGGATGTAAAGCCGGTTGTTCCCATCCGATGAACCACCGCCATCTTCGCCGCAAATCTCAATCCATTTGGCACCCGGGAACGCCTCCCGAAGCGGTTTCTCATACTCCCGAACCAACGGCCCGCAATCGCCCACAAACGCCCGCTGTTGGGCTTTCAGGTGCGCTATGGTCGCATCTACGCCGCCCTTCTCGCGGGCAAGCTCGTGGAAGCACACGGTTTGGTGGTCGGTAAGCAGGTTGGCAAGCCAAGTGGTGCCCGATCGGGGGGGTCCGGTTATGAAAAAGTATTTGGTGTGCTCGCTCATGTCGTATAGACCACCACGGAGACATAATTAGCGTCTGATCCCGCTCCGTACTGTCCCTGCATCGTAAATACCTGTATCTGCGAAGTAGAATTGGCACTGCCCGGACTGGCGTTCCACAAGCAGGCGCCACCTCCAGCGGTTGCCCCGTTTGTCCCCCCGCCCACACCGGCAAATCCCGCATCAACCGCTATGCCACACGGCCAGGCCGGTATTGCCGATGAGAACACGATGTTGAACAGGCCCGTTATGCCAGAGATAGGCCGCAACCACGGCACACAGGCAACAGCGTGGACAAACACGAGCTTTCCTTCTCTGTCAATCGGCGGCAGTGCGATACCGACAAGACCCCACTCCGGCGACTTGACCGGGTAGGCAATCGTCGCCAGCGTCACAATCTGGTTGTACCGATTCTCGATGATGACTCCGGCGGCGTCCAAGTTCTCGATTGTTGCCGGGTCAAACAACCGGCACGAATCGAACTCGCGCTCGTAGTCGCCGCAGTTGCGATGAAAGAACCGTGCAATCTCGTTGGCGTGAAGACTCGTCATTGCGTCCATGTGATTCTCCAAGCCGGACTGTTCGTGGTGTTATCGTTGACGGTGATCTCGTACAGTGCGCCCTTGGTGTCGCCAATGCCAAAGAACGTCATCGGCACAACCGAGTCACCATAGGCGCTGAACCGGGATGGGTTGGTAAACTGGAATGGATGCGCGAAGTATCCCAAGAAATTATTCGCAATCCAGTTGAAGTTGGTTGTGTAACTCAGCGCCACACCAGTCGCGTTTGAGTCGGCGGGAACAAGCGTGTTGTCGATAAACGTCAGAAAACTGTTGTTGCCCCCCACAAAGATGCAGTAGTTGGTGTTGGCTCCCGCAACCAGCCAGTTTCGCACCACCTTGATTCGACTCAGCGTGCCTCCTGTTGCGCCCATAATCAGAGCGCCCCCGTTGGTGCCAGTCTGGTCAACTACATTGTCGTGGATGTAAACCTCTAATCCGTCCGTCAACGAAATCCCCGCCCCGTTGCCGGCGGAAGCGAAGTCTTTGTTGTCGCTAATCTCAGTCCCTTCAACCTGCATTGTCCCTTTTTTGAACAGGATTCCGGTGTTGGCCCCCAGAATGTAGTTGTGATCTATCCACGAGTTCCGGCCATCGTTGGTGCAGTTAATGGCGGTCGAACAACTAACGAACGTGTTGTCCTTGATTTTGAAGTTCTCACCAGACCATGTAATGCCGTTCGGGAACGAGGTAAAATAACAGTCATGCACGTTCACGCCGGGGTTCGGGTCTGACGATTGTTCTGTGAGTACCAGCGCGTTTGCAGCCAGTCCGGTCGGATTCTGAAATTGCAGGTTGGCGATCTCGACATCATCGCCGGTAACGACAATAACCGCGTTCATGTTCGTGCCGGCAATCAAAGACGCTCCCGGCCCCTGACCTATGATTCGCAAATTGGAATACGTTCCTGCCGTTGGCGGAATGTAAATCGGTTCGTTGATGAGATAGAACGAATACGGCTTGAGCACGACCACCTGCCCGCCAAACGAGCCGCCCCCGGCATTGGCGGCGTTGATCGCCGCCTGTATTGCCGGAGCATCATCATTGGTGCCCGACCCGGTTGCGCCGAAATCCCAAACATTGAAAACCCCCAATGCGGTCTGCGCGACATTCGATGCGCTCCCGGAGAACCTGCCGGTATTCATCCAAACCTGTACGCTGCGTTGTACCCAGTTGGTTTGTGGCGTCCACTGGGCGAATACGGGAGTCGTCAACAGCAGCAAAATCAGAAGTCGTTTTGTCATAGCGGTGTTATCACCCATGAACCATTGTTGTCTATCGTGAGCTTGAACTGTTTCCCGTTTGGCGCGGGCAGGATAAGCTGATTCCCGGCCTGCGCTTCGTTGGCTGCATTGGTGCTGCCCGGTTGGATAAGTGCCCGCAACGCCGGCCCGCTGGCGGGCGCGTTCCCCGGAATCGTTTGGAAGGTTTCACCAGTCGCAATGACATTGGCAGCAATCTCACCGACGCCGCTGCCAACGCCGGTAATGGAGGCGTTCTCCACCAGATTGTTAAACTGTAGGGCATTGACGTTGGTTTGGTTCGTCGTGAGCGGGCTGTTTACTGTGAGTTGGGCTGACATTAGATTTTACTCCCAAGCCACGCTTCCGGCGGCTACGGTTTCCGGCTCAACGGCTGTTGCCGTCTTGTTAAGATTCGGTATCGGTGAGTTCAGGTCTTGCCAGCGCACCGGAACGGCTGCGCTCTGTAGTTGCCACCCAAGAATTGACGGCAGCGCCGTCGAGGTAATCTGTATCTCGGCGTCCTTGTACCGTTTCAAGTCGCCATTAAGCCCGTCGAAATGAAGGTCGAACAAGGCGGCAAGCTCTATGAGTCCGGGCAGGTTCACCGGCAGGTTCACCGGCAAGTTGACCCCCGTGCTTGGTGTATATGTTCCTACCGTCTCGCTGCTGCCATCATCAAAGTTCATCTGTACCGTGATGGAACCGTCATGGTCGGTATCCAACATTATCCCAAGCCGCAACCCCTCTTTCTCGTTCAATGGCATTCCGTGATCTACCCGCTTGGAAATCTCAGTGTATCGTTCCCCATTGTCCTGATAAAACGCCTGTCGAATTGGGCCGTAGAATGCGGTGTTTTCATAAACCCCATTCAGGAAATCCGGGGCCGCAAACAACAAAGCCGGAGGATTGCCGTTCAATGACCCCACACAGGCGCATGTTGCCGCCATGTTTGTGTATCCGCCGACGTATCCAGCCGGGGTGAAGGCCGAATCCATAAAAGTCCAGCCCTGTGCAATGTTCTGTTTCGGCACCTTGGTTTGATATGCCGCAACCATGTTTGGCGTCTGGCTGCCATTGGTGCAACAGAACCACAAGAGTTCGTCATTCCACAAAATACAGAAATTGTTGTCCAGAAACGCCGGCGATAGACTGGCAACGAAACCCGGTATGTTCATCGAGAACGGCAGGCTCGGCGTTACGAGCCTGTCCAGCGCCGTGAACGCATCTGTCCGCAGTCCTTCCAGCGTGCCGAAGACAATCTCTGCATTCTGGTCAAATCCCATTCGGCAAACGGTCCGGGGAGAACACAGGTTGATGTGATCGAAAAACGGCTGTGTGTTTAGCTGATAGCTTGATGGTGTTCCGCTTGAGACATCGCACAAGTGTATGCTCCCCTGGCCGCCGTTGACGCCGTACTTGAAAAGAATGAGAAGCCCGTCTCGGTACGGGAACACCCGCCGGAGATTGCCGCCGTCGCCAATCGACACGTTGATGGCGGCGTTCTGTATCGTGGTTGGAGCGTTTATGAGGCTGAACCACATATTGTCGCCGCCAACATAGAACATCTGGTTCATAAACCATGTCATGTCCTCCAACCCAATGATTGGATTGCCGCTTACGTCTGTTAGCGCGATTGCCGCCAGCGTCTTCCCGTCTGTGGCGAACAGGTTGCCGGCGGTGTCGATTATGTAAACAAGCGACGATGCGCTGAATGGACTGCCGGCGTAGTTGCCGCCCTGCACCAACACACAATACCCGCTGGTGTTAGGCGAAGCGCCGGTAATCTGGGTAAAGGCAAATCCGTCCGTCAGAAACACTCCCGGCCCGGTGAGCGTACCCGGACTATAAGCACACGTAGCAAGCAGGTATTCCGTATTGTTAAGCGTGAACGGGATC